ACTGAACATTCTGCCGTGCCCGCGGCGGGGGAATACTATACCGGCGCGGGCACGGCAGAATGTTCAGTTGGCACCCGGCGAGTCTGGACTGCAAATTGTCTTGTCGGCAAGACGATGGAGGTTACACAGGCGTTTTCGTACCCGACGCAGACCGTGACGATCACCGGGAACACGCCAGGCGGTAAAATCTACTTCACTCCGGCCGTCCCCAGGGATTTTCTTGTTGTGCCAATATTGAAAATCTACTACCCGTCATCGGCGCACCACACCGCCCTTGTCGAAATCAACGACGCGCACCCCATCGTCGGCGCCAAGGTAGAAGTCGCCTACGTCTTCCGCGACGGCACGAAAACAACGCCGCAAGTCCCGCTCTTCGTCGGCATTGCCGAAGAGCCGCAGAACATCACGCGCGCCTCGCTGACGCTGCGCTGTACCGGCGTCCCCGAATATAAAGCGAAGGCGTTCTCTCTCTCCAAAATGTTCAGCGCCGACTTCCCCCTATGCCTGCCGAGCGAATCAGGCAAGGCATTCCCGTACCTACTCGGGCAATTTAAGACAGTCGAGTGCCGCAGGATCAGATGGCCGGTGTTCGAGACAGACAACTGGTGCCACCTAAACGACAATATTAGTGCGGACTCCACCACGATTAACTGCGTCACAACGCCGACTGAGGGCGCGGGTGGGTTTGGAGAATATGGCGACGAGGAAAAAGTTATCTGGATTGACGGCGAACGAATCGTATGGGCGACAAAGAACACGACGGCAGGGACGAATTACTTTAGCGGATGCACCCGAGGAACTCCAGGCGGCACGGTTGCAGCAGCGCATACAGCCGGGGCAATCATTGCAGAGTACCCGACCGACTACTCAGCGAAAACGTGTCGCCTGACCAGTGCAATAAATTCCTCGCAGACAACGATAACCGTCAAGACTGCTGCGGGGTTCGGGTTGTCAAGCAGTCTCGTGATCTGGATTGGAAGCGAGCGCATCACCTATACCGCTGTGTCAAAGACGCAGTTCACGGGATGCACAAGAGGCACTGGCGGAACGGCCGCCGCCGCCCATGGAGTAAATGCGCTCGTCACAGAATTCACCGCTGATTCAGCAAACTCAGCCGTTGCTATTTCGGAAAACGATCTGGCTTCGGTTGACGCCGTGTATGGCGAGTTCGGCGATCTGCTCGCGCCGATTTCGGTCTACTCGACATACTTTGTTGATGGGCGCTATGAGATCGAAATTCCGAAATCTTCGCTCGTTGTGCCAAACACGATACTGGACGAAATCGACATTTCAGGCGGCGACGCCGTGCCGTCTGACGATAGTCGCGTGGCGCTGAATGACGGTTTCACGACGAACGGGGCGTCGTCGAGCAAGACATTTAATTGGATAGCCAACCCGTACCTGGACGGCGGCGGCATTCCTCAGTACACGCATACGAGACTGCGCCTCCAGCTCGGCATAACCGAAAGATCGTTTACGCAATACCCGACAGGTCAGGCCGGCACGGTTGACCGTGGCGGAACGCTGAAATATAAAATCGGCAGCAACCCATGGGCAGTCATGTGGAGCGGGTCAACTCATTATCGCTGGTGGAATGGCGCATGGGTCGAGTGGTGGCAGGTCGTCGGCCCTGGCGCTTTCCCCCTCTATATCACCGTGCCTGCGCTGAATTGGGGCCTTGACGTTGGAATTTCATGGACAGTGCAGCCGTTTTGCTTGTTCGACGTATCGGTCGACGCGTCATACCTCTGCATTTTAAACGGGACAGCGCTCGTCAAGACAGGCACGGTGAAAGACGAGAAGTACTTCCGCCGCATCTACGCCAGCGGCTACGGCCTGCCCGCCGATAGCACGTTCTACGGCACGGCCGCGGCTGCCATCACCAGGCCCGATCACGTCATGAAAAAGTGGATCGTCGGAAAGCTCGGCTTTACTGAGGCCGATATCGACACCACGTCCTTTGATGAGGCCGGGACGTTCTACGCTGCGCAGTCACCCGAGTACGCCCTGTCCGTGCGCGTGACCGAAGACGTTGACCCGCTCGATGAACTGTACCGCATGGCGTTCGAGTCGCGCAGCATCGTCTATTTCGCTCTCGGCAAGTGGTACCTCAAGGTCATCCCCTCGGCGGCGCCCGCGTCCGTGCGGACGATCTCGATCGCCGATCTGGCCGGCGCCGGCGCCGAGTTCACCTGCGGCTACACCCGGCGCGACGACGTGCAGAACTCGCTCACGCTGCGCTGGGACAAGAACGACGGCCCTGCCGGCGACAAAGATCGATACCGCAAGAGCGTGCTCGTTGAAAACATCGTTGGCAATTACCCGGTGCTCTCGGGCGATCCACTCGAATTAAGGATGGTCTACGATGCGAACCAGGCGGCGGACGTCGGCGACATCTACCTGCTCCAGCGCAACCGCGTGATGCGCACCCTCTCCTTCCCCGTCTTCTGGGACAACACCGACCTGCAAATCGGCGACACGATCACGCCCACGGGCATGGGCTTTTGGGAGGGTGTGAAGTTCTGGATTGAGTCCGTTTCTCGCGATGGGGTGAATAAGGCGACGTTCAACGCGGTGGAGTGGTGGGAATAAATGGCCGACAGCGATTCGGTGACATGGGGCGACCTGAAAACCTTCTGCGGTGAACGCCGAGCTATTTGCCGCGACCACCTGGCGCAACGTGAAGCTAATGAAAAGCTCCAGTGGGAGGCGGGCATTTCCAAATTCACAAACCTGCTGGAGGTCATGAGCACAGAGGTCAAAGGATTGAAAAAACTCCTGGAAAACGCTTGGGTTCTTCCGAAGCCGATCTTTGTGCTGATCGTTGTCAGTGCCATCGGCGTCGGGGTCGCTGGCGAAAAAGTCATTACGCTGCTGTTCAAACATTTCGGAGGCGGGCAATGAGCGAACACTTCACCTCCGCCGAATTCGCCTGCCCCTGCTGCGGCATCGACAACGTGTCCCCCGTCCTGCCCGACGCCCTGGAGCAGCTGCGCATCAACTCCGGCAACATTCCCCTGACGATTCTACGCGGCGGTGGCTGCCGCTGCCCAACCTACAACGGCTCTGCAGGGGGCGTTGGGAAGTCCGAGCACATCACTACGCTCGGGCTGCAGGGTGAAGCAGCCGACGTCGCCGTTCCTGCCGGCGTGAAGATGGCGAGTTTCTTTTTCTGTGCGGCCGCGGTGCGCGAGTTCCGAGAGCACGGAATAGGGATCTATCCAGAGCGCGGTTTCATTCATGTGGACGTTGGCGGCGCCAAGCGGCGCCGCTGGGGGTACTTGCACGGGGAATACGTCGCGTTCGATGTCGCCTGGAACTGGCTTAAGGCGCGCGACGAGGGCGTGGTGGCGTGAAGATAGTTTGTACTGCTAAAGCGGCCGCGGGAGGGGTTGACGATGGCACTGACAGAGATTGGCCTGGGCGTGAGACTGAGGACTGCGGCAGGGTACCGCGAGGAGGAGTGATGAAATCCTGCACTGAATGCCGTTTCTTCGGGAAGGCCATGCGGTGGTCGAACACGACAGGGATGACCCCATGAAATCCGGCTGGCTGAAGACGCTCCTCTCCCGCCTCTGGGCCGCGCTCTGGCCTTCCCCAACTCCCGCCCCGAAAGACCCGGTTACGCCGCCGGACAGCGCCCTCCCGCCATCCCCGGCTGACGAAAATCCGACCACCCCACCGGATGCCGGGTCAACCGGGGCGGGAGAAACGCCGTATTGGGAGGAAGATCCGGCGTCGAGCGAGGAGGACAAGGGCGGGCTCGACGGGGGATTCCTTTGGAAAATGCCGAGCAACGACGGCCACCCGGCAACGCTCTGCCCTTATCTCGACAACTTCAAGTCGATGACGGCCAACGGCGAACCGGGGCGCTATGTCGGGCGCGGCAACGGGCATCGACAGTGCTTCCGCTGGAGCCACAACTTCACGGGCGAGGTGGCGGTTGTCGGAGTTGGCAAACCGGGGTTCAGAACCGTGGCCTGGACCGTGCCGGACGGGGCGAAGCGATGGACGGGGAAGCCGAGGCCATGAGCGGTATCGAAATATCCTGTTTCACGTGCCGCTGGAACGGAACCGGGATTCGGGTTTGCGAGGGGTGCGTGAATCTGTCGAAGTATGACCGGGAGTCCAAGCCATGACCCTCGACCCGACCTACACCGCGCTCTGGATTCTTTGGGCACTGTTATTCGCCGTGATCGAGGGGAGCGCCCTGGCCAAGCGCAGTCCCGGCAATGGGACGCTGACCTGGAACGTCAGGAAGCTCCTCGCCCTCAATAGTCGCTCGATCTGGACCGGGCGCGTCATAGCAGCCGGGTTTCTCGGCTGGCTCGTTTTTCATTTCATGTACCCGAAATAGGAGGCTGAATCATGGCAGTCCCGTTCATGGCGATCCTCGGCATTCTCGGCGGCATCGGCAAGCATATCCTTGAGGTACCACTGATTCATCGCGGCGTCGAAAACTACCTCGACGGCACGCCGACGAAGTGGGACAACCTGCTCTGGCGGATGCTGGAGTTGGCCTGCAACATCGCGTCACCTGATTCGGAGGTCAAGGCCGCTGTCGTGGCAAACGTGGTGGATAAGGTGCAGGCGCAGTACACTGAGGTCAAGGCCCGCGTGGCTAACGGCGCTCCGGAGCACGAGGCGTTCGAGGCGGTGACGGGGCGGACGATCCAGGAGTTGCTGGGCAACGGGTAGGCCGGCAGTCGTGCCGGCCCGGCGGCCACGAGGGACGTAGACGCAACCCAGGGCGTCCCACCGGGCAACCCCAGCGGCCTATTCCAGTCGTGGTGGTGGCGGCTACGACTGGGATAGGCCGCTGCGGTCTAACTCAGTCGGGGTAGCTACGGGCCCTGAACCGGTAAAGCCGCTGCCACCTATCCCCTGGTTAGGTATCAAAACAACCGCACCTGTTTTTGTGCATCGTCGATCTTCCGGCACGCGATGTCAAAATACTTGCGCTCGATTTCGATGCCGATGAACTTGCGACCCATCTGCACGGCGGCGACTCCCGTGGTGCCGGAGCCCATGAAGGGGTCAAGGATGGTGCCGGGGGGACACGCTGCCAGCAGCTTCCTCATCAGGTCGTGTGGCTTCGTGTGCGGGTGTCCGGTTTCGGTGACGATTGACGATTGGCCAAATTGCGAGCGCAGGACCGAGGACCATTCAACTTTCCTTACCGGCCATTTTCCGCAGAGGAACACCGGTTCTGCGTCCCGGCGGAATCCCGTCACCGAGCCGATTACCCCGGAGTCGCCGCTTTTGTGCCACACGAGAACCTGCTTCACCCGTGCCGGAGCAGGCGCGTAGAACGACCCGAAGACCACGGCTGGGGCGTCAACCAGCGCCAGGGCGTTATCGCGGTAACTGGTATCGTGGTCGTTCTGGATTCCGTCGTGCCCCTTGCAGTTCATCTTCGGCCCGGTGCCGGCGCCCCTGCTCCACGCAATCCCATACGGCGGGTCCGTCACAACGCAATCCACCTTCGGCAGCGTCGGCAGGATTTCGAGGCAATCGCCGTGCCACAACACCGCGTCCCCGATCACCACGCGCTCGCTCATTTCGGGTATGCCTGACTTAATGCCAGGAGCGCGTTCTCGACGAACCGCAGCGGGCGCGATTTGCTGCCGTAGCCGTCCGCGACGTGTTCCGCTTCAAGCTGGTCCTGCGCTATCAGCAGGTGCTCTATCGCGGCCTGAACGTGTTCTCGTGGCGTCATCGTTCCTCCGATCAAAAAATACCTAACCCATGCGTGGAGCCAATTCGCTCCGCTCACGGCTCACGACGGATGTTAGGCCGCAAAAAAGCAATCCAATGTGTCATCGACTGCTTGCCAGACTTGTGCCCGAACAGTGGCTTCATCGGCGTCAGCTTCAAGATTTCGGAAACAGGGTTCTCCGTCGCCGTCCATTTGAAAATCAGCGTCCCGCCAGGCGCCAGCACGCGGAAGCCCTCGGAGAATCCGGCGCGGATCATCGGGCGCCAGTCATCAGGCAGCCACCCGTATTTCTTCGCCAGGTATCCGATGTTACCCGACCGCTCGAAGTGGGGCGGATCGAACACCACCAGCGAGAACACCCCGTCAGGGAACGGCAGTTGCGTGAAGTCGCAGAGCACGTCCGGGCACGTCTCCGTGTACTCCACCGTCCCGCGCTTCGGGCGGTTCATCGCGTGGCGTTCCTTGCGCTTGTCGAGAAACACCGCCCGTTCGTCGTCCTTGTCGAACCACATCATGCGCGGGCCGCAGCACATATCGAGCACGGGCGGAAAGCCTGTCATCGTCTCTCCTCTCGAACAATTAAAAACTGCGCCTAACACAAGTAGGTGGTAAAACTACATTAAACATCCTCCTTCGCCAGCATCTTTTCCAGCAGCGCAATCGCTTTCAGGTGTCGCGCTATGAAATGTTTCCGGTTGCCGGAGTACCAGCCGCCGACGTAGGGCGATGGCTTCGTGATCTTGTTCGCCCGCAGGTGTAGCAGGGCGTGAAATAGTGATAAGTGATCGTCTGAATACCGAGTAGTCATCATCCCTCCATCTAAATAGCGCCTAACCCATCGTTGGAGCGGACCTACGGCCGCTCAACGGGATGTTAGGCGGAAACAACAAACGAATCTCTCGGCCCGTCATCTGGACGCGATCACCGGAATCGAACCGCACAAAAACAACGTCGCAGTCAGAGACGAACCCAAGGCACGTTTTCCCTAGGCCACGGTTCGGGCATGTTATTGCCGTCCCCGGCTGCACGAACTGCGCATCGTCGCCGGAACAACGGCGGCCGCCGCGCCACTCGTTGATTTTGTTCCGGGCCGCGCTGGTGTTTATTTTGTGGTAGCCGAGGGCCATTGCAGTTCCTCCTGTGTTGTTTCTCGTTTTCGCACCGCCATGGCAATCGCCGCATTTCCGGCAACCACAGACGACTTGTCTATTTCGAATCCCGCATAATTTTTCCCGATGATCTTTGCCGCAACGCCAACCGCGCCGGACCCCGCGAACAGGTCAACGACGCGAGAGCAACTTGCCGAGCAGTTGGCGAGCAGGTAGCACAACCAATGAATCGGCTTGCTGTGCCCGTGAACCTGTGCGGCCCGCAGTGACGTTATCGGTTGTTGGTACACGTCGGACAGGTGTTTCCCGCTTGCGGGCTCGAACAGGTAAGCTCCGCGCGTGTTCGTTACGACTCGATTTTTTCCGCACGGGCCTCCGTGCAAGTATCCGTCTGGGTTGTAGTCCGATATTCGTCCGTACCAGAGCGCGAGCTTCATTCTTTTCAGTGGACGGTTCTGCGTGTACCAACTCGACACGCAGTCCCAAACGAACACCCATGTTGGTGGCCCGTTCTCGCGGATCGCGTCCCCCGCGCGGAATCCGTCGGCGAATACAATCCGGTTCGGAGAATCACTGCCGCACCGAAACAGCTCCGGCGAGTCCCACGGCGGGTCGATCACAACCAGGTCGGCATCGCCGCCCGGCGGAACCAGCCGCGCGTCTCCGTGGATAATCACGGGGACTGCGCCAGTCGGTCAACCGCAATCACTATCACGGCGGCGTTGCTCGCGGTCCCGAGTTTTTTTCTCAGTGCCGCTACCTGCCGCACGGTCACGGCAGGCAGGCGGACGTTGACCTGTGATGTTCCCGTTTTTTTCACGCCCACACCAACCAGACTTGATACGCCCACCGATCGCCAGCGTTGCGCCCGCCACCGCCGATTTTCACAGCCCGTCCTTTCCGCACCGCCCTGTTGCCGTAGCGCACGCCGGTCTTCTCGTCGGCGCACTCGGCGAGGCGAACAAGGGCTTGCTGCTCGCCAGTGAGTCCGTTGACGACTCTCGCGGCCCGCTGAATCCTGCTGCTGTTTTTCCCGCCGGTCACTGCGCTCCAGTCGAGTTTCATTTCCGCCCCCCCCCGTTTTCGGGTCCGCCTGTCGTCCCCGTCAAAAACAATATAGGGCGACGCTATACAAATAGCAACAACAAAACTCGCCTAACCCATATTTATTTTCTGTCAAGTAAATTATTCTCTTGACAAAATAAATATAGCGTGCAGATTGTGGGTATGGGAAATCACAACAGGGGGGGTAAAATGGCAACGAAGGAACCCGAAGAAATTGCGATCAGTGTGCGGATACCTGCGGACGACGCAGATGAGCTTGACGCCATCGCGGCGACCGAGGACCGCAGCCGCACGAGCGTTGTCCGCCGCGCAATCCGCCGCGAGATCGAGGCAGTCAGGGCAGCGCAGGACCAATCGTAATGAGACCCGACTTCAGCCTCGCACGCTTCGCCGCCCTCGCCGCCGCCTACCACGGATGGCTGGTCGGCACGGTGTCGATAGCCGATTTCGCGGCGGTGACGTCGCGGTACATGGCCGAGATCGAGGCCGAGAGGGGCGAGCAGTGATTCAGGGCCGTGCCGCCGGCCTCGGAGGTGATCGCGCGGGAGCCAACGGATTCCAGGGTGACCGGGGGGTTGGCCTGGATTCGGTAGCCCGGGCGCTGAAAGGCGAGCGGTAGCCCCGTGAAGTGCACGGAGAAGGCCCGCTATGCCTCGCGCATCAAAGCCTTGCTTTGTGCCCTGTCCCGAGTACGCAAGGGCGCCCGGGCTCTTCGCGTCTATCGGTGCCCTGAATGTCGCGGGTGGCACCTAACGAAGATGACCGATAACCACGACGATGGGGTAGTGCGGTGACCCTTCCCGCCCTCACCCCAGCCCAGCGCCGCGCGCACCCGATCCTCGCTGCGATGCTGGATTGCTACGCGCCGCCGAAACCCGACGAGGCGTACATCGATTTGAGACTTGAAAAAAAGGCGAGCTCGAAGCGTGTCACCGCTGCGAGCCCAAGGAATAAACAAACCCAAGCAAAGAACAGGAGGAGTAACGGATGAAAGTCAAGAAGCTGTCCAGAGCCGAGCGGGCGTTCATGGTTCTGCGGCACAGTTGGGCCACAAGTTGGGAGCTGGCGCATCGCGTCGGCACGATCACCCCGACGAAGGTTCTCAGCGAGCTGCGAGCGCAGGGGATCGCGATCAAGGCGCGCCGGCGCGAGGACGGGTCGGGGCTGACGGAGTACCGGGTGGCGAGGGCGGGGCGGTGAGCGCAACCCCCGAGGCCTTCTACCCGCGCAAGTCCTCGCCCCCGGACCCGACGTCATTCCCGCTTTCGCTGCGCACCTGTTGTCGCGTCCTCGGGGCCGTTGTTGCTCTCGTGGTCCTCGTGTCCGCCGTGCAGGGCTGGCGCGGGAGAAATCACGAGTACCAACGGATGGTGTCCGAAAACAAGGCGATGGCTCTGGCGCTCGGAACGTGCCAGGGCGAGAAGCGGCCGACGACGCCGGCGGGATTTTACTTCTTCGGGACGCTCGGGGCGTTCGAGCTGTACGCGCGGGAGAAGACGCCGGCGCGGGTGGCGAGTCGATGATCACCGTCACAGGGACACAGTTCAACGACATCGATGAAGAAGTAGAAATGCAGTGCGCAACGTGCGGACTCGGACTGAGCGCTGAGTTTTTCGAGCGCAACAAGAGGCCGCGCTATCTCAAAGGAAATTTAATCGTAGTCGAGCCGTGCGCGAAGTGCATGGCCGACGCAATCGAAACAGCTAAAGGGAGGAAGTAGATCATGAGCCGCAGAGTGACCAGTATCATCGGCCTGTCCCAGGAGCGCCGGCTCCCGCGGATCGGCAAGATCCACCTGGGTGTGAAGAAGTTCAGCGCCAAGGGCAACGAGTACCCCTCCGCTGTCGATTACTTCGTCTGCCCACCCGAGGTCGTCGCGATCTACGGGGAGCAGCCGCACGAGCTGGAGGTGCTGCTGCCGAGCGACAACCTGGCCGAGGTCTTCCCGACGGCCTACAAGTACTACAAGTCCGGCGTCGGCCTGTGGTGCACCGGCAACGGCGAGACCGGCTACCGCGTCGGCGTCGGCGAGGGCGGCGCCATCGGGGAGTGCGCCTGTCCGTGTGAGCACCTGAACACCACGCCGGCGCGCTGCAAGCAGATGGCGAACTTCATGATCATTCTTCCGCGCGTGTCCATCGGCGGGGTCTACCAGATCGACACCAGCTCCATCAACAGCATCATCGACGTTCAGTCCGGCATCGCCTACGCGAAGGACATCCTCGGCGGCCGCGTGGCGTTCGTGCCCTTCACGCTGCGGCTCTCCCCACGCGAGGTCACGGCCGACGGCAAGAAGAAAGTCATCCACACGATGTCTCTGGCGATCGCGGCCTTCGACGTCATGAAGACGCTGCGCGGGAAGCTCGAGGAGGTCCGTTCGATGGCGCAGGGGATGCCGGCCGGGCGCCTGGCGCTGCCCGAGGCGGTGGCCGAACTGGGCAACGGGGTGGTTGAGGAGGAGGACCTGGTTGCGGAGAGCGAGCAGGCGCCGGCCGGGACGCGCACGGCCCCCTACCCGCCGCTCCCGCCTGTCACCCATGAGGAGCCCGTCGAGCCCGAGCTGGTCGGCGCCGGCGCCGGCGTTGGCGCTCCCGCATCCGCGCCGCCCGCCGCGGCCACCACGAAACCCGCCGGCGGCAACGGCAACGGCAACCGGGCTGCGCGCCCGAAGCTGTTCTAGGAGATCGATATGGCCAATAAGCAGCAAAGCACCGAAACCACGAAGATCTCCCGGAGCCTGAAGTACGAGTTCACGCGCGACGAACTGCTTGCCCTGTCCGAGACAATGGCCGAGGCGCACGAGGAGCAGGCCCAGGCCGAGGGAAAGCTGAAGTCCGTCCAAGCGCAGATCAAGGCAGAGGTCGAGCTGGCCCGCGCGAAGCTGGCTTCCGTCGCCTCGAAGATCAAGGCGCGCCACGAGTACCGGGAATTCGACTGCGAGGAAACCAGGGACTTCGAAAACTCGCTCGTCACCGTTGTCCGTCTCGACACGTTCGAAACCGTCGAATCCAGGCCGATGCAGCCCTGGGAGCGCCAGCAGTCGCTGGGGACCGCGTGATGGCCGCCCGCGCCAAGTCCTTCGCCTCCGCCCGCCCGCGCCTTCCGCTCTCGAACTCCCGAATCGGGGATCTTGCCTGCCCCTACCGCTTCGAGCAGGTGCACATCAAGAAATTCAAAGAGCCGAAGTCCTCGCCGCTGATCGTCGGCGGCGCCGTGCACGACTTTGCCGAGAAATACCAGAAAAACCTGGCCGAGAAGGGCGTCGAGACCGACCTCGCCACCGCCATGCGCTTCGCCTCCGAGGTCGCCGGGCGCATCCCCGCGGAGTTCATCGAGTCCAGCGACGAGGCCGAGCGCCTTATGCTCGGGTTCGCCGAGAACCACCTGGCGCGCCTGGACACGTTCCAGGAGGCTGAGCTGGAGCTGGCGTTCCGCGCGGACTGGACGAAGTGCTCATGGATGGACCCGGACGTTTTCTTCCGCGCGAAGATCGATCGGGTCGACGCCCTGGTCGAGGACGGCGCCGGCGTGATCGAAATTACGGACTACTCCACCTCGTGGAAGATCGGCGACCAGAAGAAGCTCCAACTCGAAATCTACTGCATGGCCGTCGCGCTCGCGATGAAGGGCGGGTTCGAGCCGACCGAGTACCGCGTCTACACCGAGTTCGTCCGCCAGAACTACCGCCGCGGACCGGAGGTCTACGCCCCGGGCGTGGTCGAGATCACGCAGAAGCGGCTCATGCAGGTCAGCGACCAGGTCGAGGCCCTGCGCGACTCCGCGACGTTCCCGGCCCAGCCGTCGAGCCTGTGCGCCTGGTGCCGGATTCCGAACTGCCCGGCGCTCACCAACGAGGCCCGGGACCCGTCCGCGATCGCCGGGCGCCTGCTGCTGCTCGAGCGCGAGGCCAAGCAGCTGGAGGAGCAGCTCAAGGCCCACGCCGCGGCCGCCGGCCCGGTGAGCGTCGGGGATCTGTCCTACGGCTACTGGCCGACCGAGACGAAGAAGATCGACCGGGAAAAATGGGTGCAGGCCGGCGGGGATCTGTCGGCGCTGAACGTCAACCTGGTCTCGGCTCGCAAGTTCATGAAGGGGCGCCCGGACCTGCAGGCGCTCGTCGAAATCAAGAGCGGGTCCCGCTGGGGCGCGCGCAAGGAGGGAGCGGTCAGTGAGGATTGATATCGAGCTGTTCGCGGGAGGGGAGGAGAGCGGGGCTGTGCTTGTCGGCGGCGCGCTCGGGTTCGAGGTCTCGGTGCGCCGTCACCCGCGGTCCGGCAGCGGGAACGCTGCGGCGCCTACGCACGAGGTCCGTCTCGTCGGTCACGGCGCCGACCTGAACGACATCGCGCTGTGGAAAAAGACGTCGCAGGCCGGAGACGACTACCTCAACGGCGCGCTGTTCAAGGGCGGCAACTGGTGGGTGAACGTCAACTACCTGGTCGAGGACGCCCCGAGCGGCGCCGTCGCCAAGCTCACCGTCCGCCACTCCCCGCCGAAGCAGGATGCTGGCGCGGCGGCTGGCGGAGACGACGGCACAGGTGGGAGGTTCTGATGCGCGTCGACCGGGTCGTCCTCAAGAATTTCCGCTCGCACGAGTTCGCCGACATCTCGTTCGAATTGCCCGTCACGATCATCCACGGGCGCAACGCCGCAGGGAAATCATCGATCATTGACGCCATCCACTTCGGCCTGCTCGGCTACTGCCGCGGCACCGACGAGCGCGGTGCGGGGGTCAAGGAGCTGATCGGTGAGCACGGCAAGGCCGCCGAGATCTCGCTCGAGACCACCGGCGGCGATGGCGCCGGGTACGAAATCGGGACGCACGTCCCCGTGAACGTCGCCATCAACGGCAGCGGGGCCCGGTGGCCTATGGGCGGCCAGGTCCTGCCGGCCGTCGCCGCGCGGGCATCCGTCGCCGCCTCCCTTGGCTTCGATCGCGACGCGCTGCACGCCTGCCTGGACGTCCACGGCTTTCTCGGCCTGCACCACGCGCGCCAGAAGGACCTGCTTCTCAAGGCGCTCGGCGTGGACCTGGCCGACTTCGACGCGAAGTACGAGGAGGCGAAGAGCACCCGGGCCGGGCTCAAGAGGTCGGTCTCCTTGCTCGTGTCCCCGCCAATCCCGGCCGACCCGGGCTACACCGTCGCGCAGGTCGACGAGCAGCTCACGGATCTGAGGGCCCAGCTGGAGGCCTTGGTCGACGAGCGCGGCCGTACCGTCGGGGCCGCCGAACAGATCGCCGCCGAGGTTCAGGAGCTGGAGGGGCGCCTGCAGGCCGCGCCGTCGAAGGCAGCAACCGCCAAGGCCCGCAAGGAGGCCGAGAAGCTCAGGGACGCGATCGAGAGTCTGTGTCAGGCCGCCGCCGGGATCGAAAAGCGCGAGGCCGACCTGCTCGCTCAGAACAAGGCGCTGTGCGAGGAGCGCACGAAGCTGGAAATCTCGCTCAAGCGCGGGACGATCCTCCTCGAGGGCGAGGCCGCGAGCTACGCCGAGCAGCGGGACGCCTATGTTGCCGCCGCCGAGGCCGTCAATAAGATGTCCGGGGCCTGCCTGGTCTCGGGGGAGATCCCGTGCAAGATCGACCAGGCGGGGAGAGAGGCCCTCGTGCGGCACTTCGAGGCCGCGATCGCCGAACGCAACAAGAAGATCGCCGCTTGGACCGAGGCCGTCGTGCTTACCCGCACGGCCCGCGTGAAGGCCATCACCGACCAGACCGCCGGAATTCAGCAGGAGCTGGCCGAGGTGCGTGCTGGCGCGGGGATGTCGAGCTTGCCGGAGCGCGAGCGGGAGTTGAAGGCTGCGGAGAAGGTCGTTGCTGCGGGGGAGGCTGTTGAAGAGGGCAGGGTGCGCCTCGCCGAGCTCAAGGCCAAGGTCGGGGAGTTCGTCGGGATCGGCAAGTCCGGCGAGATCGACTCGGCGATCGTCACTCTCAAGGCCCGCATCAGCCATGGGACGCAGCTGCGGACACAGGTCAGCGATCGCGACACCGTCGTCCGGCTGGCCCGGGACCGTGAGGAGCACCGGTCAACCATGCAAAAGCAGCTCGACCAGGCGGAGGCGGCCTGTCTCAAGTACGGACCGAACGGCGAGCGCGCCGGATTGATGTCGGCGGCCCTCGGTCCCCTGCTCGCGGCCGCCGGCGAGGTCGTGACGCTGCTCGGGCTCCCCGGGGTCGAGATCACCGTCGATTCCTGGCGCATCGGGATCCCCGGGCGTGACGCGGAGCTGCTGTCGACGTCCGAGCAGATGCGCCTGGCGCTGGCCCTGCAGATCGCTCTGGCGCGCGCCACCGGGATCGGCCTGGTTGCATTCGACGGCGCGGAGATCCTCGACGGAGAGGGCCGCGCCGGGCTTGCGGGGGTGGCTGCTTCTGGCTTGGTGGAGCAGCTGATCATCTGCGCGACCACGGACGACGAGTTCGAGGCTCCGGAGATTCCGAACGTGCAGTTCGTGCGCGTGGGGACCCCGGAGCTGGAGGAGGTGTGCGCGTGATGGGCACCGCCGCGAGCGTGTACCTGCCGCTGGAGCTGCGATGAAATACCAACTTAGTGTTACTACCATGACCACCGGCCCCTGTAGGTTTGAACCGTCCCTCCCGTGCTCCGGCCCCTTCACCCTGTCGGTCGGCGGCTGCAACGACGAGTGCCGCGGGCCGGTGGATCTGTCCAAAGACGAAAATCGCGGCGGGAAATACCCGGCGCGTGAGGCGTTAAGAACCGCAACGAAACCAGCCGCGCCCGAGACGCGCGAGGAGGTGATGCCAGTGGCACAGGGAGTCAAGGGCTCGTCCAATATCGGGATGTGCGATCGCTGTAAGAAAGACGGGCGTAAAATTGGGACGTCAAAGCACGCGCCCGGCAAGCGCCTGTGTGTCTCGTGCTACGTGCGTGCGTATAAGCTGTCGCTTCAAGGCCGGTCGCTCGACGAGGCCGGGAAGGACAGAGTGCCCCGCGGGGAGTCTGCGAAGACCCCTGCGCCCGCTCCGGCGAAGCCCAAGGCCCCGAGCAAGCCCAAGGCCAGGCCCACCCCTCCCGTGCCCCCCCCCGCCACCCCCTGCCCTGACCCGCTCCGACCTCGCCGCAACCCCCACCGCGACCGCCGCGCGCCTGGTGTTTTCGCTCCCGATTCCGGCCGGCACCACGGCGCTGGAGTTGATGGATTTGCTGCGTCAGGTGCCGTCGACGGCGGTTGTTGAGGGGTAGGTTGTGGCGCGGCCGACACTCTGGAATCACCGTAAGTTTCGTGAGCTGTCCATGGCTCTCAAGTCCGAGGCTTTGGCCATCGGGACGCTCGAGTGCCTGTGGCGCGGGCCTTACGACTCGGGAGACCCACTAATCGGCACCTCGGAGGCCGTCGAGCACGCCGCTCACTGGAAGGGCAAAAAGGGAGAGTTGACAGACTTGCTCGTTAAATGTGGGCTCATCGACGTAACCCCCCGTGGTTACGAGGTTCATGACCTCTTGGACCACGCTCCAGATTACGTCAAGAAGCGCAAAATCCGCGAAGATAAACGCCGTCAACGACCGGTCAGTGACCGGTCAGTGACCGGACAGCGACCGGACACTGACCATCACTCCCGCTCTGTGCTCTGTGCACTGAGCACTGAGCACCCTACCCAGAGCAGCGGCGCCGCCGGCGGGGGGTCGCAGGCGACCGGTCACGAACAGCCGAACAGCGAACAGCCGAACGAACCACTGCCGCCCGAGGCCCGAGAGTTATTCGCCGTAATCGCCAAGATCGGGCAACCACCAGAGCGACCTGCGGCCGAAGATCCTGACGAGCGCCGCGAGAAACTCCGGCGGCAACAGGCCGTCCTCCTCGCCGGGGCAGGATCTGCGTCATGAGCGCCGCCCTGAATCTGATCCTGCGCTCCGTCGTCATCCGCCAGTTAGGACCAGCCCCGATGAAGAAAAAATCCAAGGGCCGAGAGATCGCCGGACTCGTGCACGCCTGCCTCGCCTGCGGGTGGGAGTCGGCGCCGGTCTCTGGGCCCACCGGCTGGAAGAAGATCCCGAAGCACGAATGTCCGAAGGAGAGGTTCGAGGGGCCCCGGGAGGATCAGGGCGCCATGGTCGGGCCGAGGTTTAACTTCCGTGAGAGCGAAGGGGGTGGTTTGTGATCAATCTTGGACTGCGAGACGTTCCTGACACCCAGCGAGACGATCGATCCTCGAACAGCCGATTCGACGTTGAAGTGCGAGATGTTTTCGGGGCACGCGAGATCCGACTCGTGGTCTACGGAAAACCTGTGAGCAAGGCCCGGGCCCGCACGTTCGTCCTGCGTCGAAAGGATGGCAGCCTGGTGACCTACCGCGGGCCCAACGGCAAGCCGATGCCCGTGGTGAAGTCCTACACGCCCAGCCACGTCACCGACGCCGAGGGCAGCATCGTCGCGGTCGCGCAGCAGGTGGTGCGTGAGGGCCGCGCGTCGATCCTCGCCGGCGCCCTCGAGGCGGAACTCACGTTCTTCCGCGATCTGCCGAAGAGCTGCTCGAAGAAAAAGCGCGAGGCGATGCTCGCCGGGATCGAACGACCGGTAACGAAGCCCGACTGGGACAACCTCGGGAAGCTCGTGACCGATGCGCTCGAAGGGGTGCTCTACGCGCACGACGCGGCGCTGACGGACGTGTTGGTGCGCAAGCGGTACTCCGAGACGCCGAGGACGGAGATCGTGCTGCGGGAGGTGCGGGTGGGGCAGGAGGAGAGCTTGGCGCTACCTGCTGCGGGAGATCGACGCGATGACCACCCCTGACGGTGCCGTCTGGCTCACGGTCGAGCAGTACGCGGTTTTCGTCGGCAAGTCTGCGTTCACGGTGCGCTGGTGGTGCCGGGTCGGCAAGGTGACGGCGACGAAAGATCCGGGCGGGCGGGATTGGCTGGTGAAGATTGAAAGGCCGAAGGAAACCTAAAAGGAGAACCGGAACAAATCCATGGGGAACGAGATCAGGCCAACAATCTCCACGCATGGGTTAGGCAGGAGGTTTTATGGTTTACGATCCGAGTTCGCCGGAAGAGATACGCGGCGCAATGAACAACGCCCAACGCTACGGGAAACTGGAGATGATACGCGAAATAAAGCAGTATCTTCAGCGGAAATACGATAACTGCAAGGGAGAGCGTGACGAAGAAAGCGCCGAGTGGCTTGACGGGTATGCTTATGCGACAAAACGGGCAATATCTGATCTATCTGTGATGGAAACGAAAATGAAGGAGGACTGGCGCTAATGGCCGCAATAGGGAAGCTTGAGCGGATGACGCTTGCTCGGAACAAAATGCGCTGGGAGCGAGACGTAGAACGAGAGCAGTTCATGAAGGCAATAGAGCAAAACAGCCTGAAGTTGCATTCTCTTGAGCAGGAACTGATGTGGGCATTGCGTGACACGGCGCGGCTTGACTGGCTTGAAGTGATGGGGAAAACGGCGGGCATTCTAAAATAATGTGTTGCGGAACGTTGCTGTTTGTTGAGGTGTGTTGCTGAGCGGACTGGACAATCCTGAAAAGGGGAATTAGGCTTGTCCCATGCGACAGCCCCGGACCCCGAAGGCCAAAGCGCAATCCCCCCAGCACGGGGCATCTTCGACGCGGCGAGGGGCTGTGAAATCCAAAAAGCCAGCACGCAAGGAGAAATCCCATGCACCCGTAGCCCCCAAACTCAAACCCGCCCCGCCCATCACCGACTGCCTCAAGTGCCGCAAGCTCGCCGACGAAAAGCGCGAGACCACCCGCCTGCGCAAAGCCCTCACCCGTCGCGATGAGCTCGACCGCGCCCGCGTCCTAGCGACGATGGCCGGGCAGCCGGTCGTGATGAGCGACGCCGAAGTGCAGAGCGCAATCGAGGCCGCCTACACGCCGGCGTTCGCGCAGATCCTTCAGGTGCCGGTGGAGATCGCGCTCTCGCCGGCTGAGGAGGCCGGGGACCGGCTCAAGGCCGTGGACATGATCACCAACAGGCGAGCGGGGAAGGTGGCGGACAAGGTGCAGCACTCGGGCTCGATCACCACCAACGTCATCCTGAAAATCCCTGACGAAGACCCGGCGCCCGGTGGACCTTGAAAGCTCGTACGAGCCAACACCCCGGCAGCTTATCGCGCACCGCAGCGCCGCCCGCTACAAGCTCTACGGTGGCGCGATGGGTGGCGGCAAATCCGTCTGGCTCTGCAACAGCGCCTTGCGCGCGTGCCTGCGCTGGCCCGGATCGCGCTGGTACCTTGGGCGACGCGAAGCGAAGACCTTCCGGCGCACGACGTACCTCACGCTCGACAAGTACGCCGGAGAACTTGCGCCTATTTTCGCATCACACAACCTCACCGACGGCCTATACAGGCTCAACAACGGATCGTCGATCTGGTACGGCGGCGTTGGATCTGCCGAGGACCGCGAGAAAATCAAATCGATGGAGCTCACCGGATTCGGAATCGACGAGGCCAGCGAAGCCGAAGAGGATTCCTTCCTCATGCTCGCCACACGCCTGCGGCTCAAGATTCCTCCGTCTACTGATGGCGTGCCATGTCGCTTTCAGGGGCTCCTGGCAAGCAATCCCGAGCCCGGATGGTTGCGTTCGCGGTTCATCGACGCCGTCCTCCCCGATCACAGCTTCACGCCAGCCCTTCCGCGAGACAATCCGCACCTTCCGTCGGATTACGAGAGCGGCCTGCGTGAGCTTTTCGGGGGCACGCCAGCCTGGACACGCGCGTACCTCGAAGGCGATTGGGATGCTTTCTCAGGTGTCAAGAACGTCATCGCCTACAAGGATGTTGTGGCTGCCGAACTGGCTGAGCTTGAGGCTAAAGGTGACGAGGCTATCGGCTGTGACGTGGCGCGCTTTGGCGATGACGAGACATGCATCGGGCATCGCACCGGCCCTGTCTGCGATCACCTCGAGGCGCACTGCAAGGAAGACACAACCGAGACGGCCGGGCGTGTGGTTGCGTGCTACCGGAACTACCCGCGCACGAGGCAGATCAACATCGATGACGATGGCGTTGGCGGGGGCGTGGTAGACATGGTTCGCCGCACGCTCAAGGATCTTCCTGTCAAGGTGAACGGCGTTCATTTCGGCGGAGAGCCGCGCGACAAAGAGCATTACGCCGACTGGGCAAGCGAGCAGCTTTCCGGCGCGCTGGGCTCGCGTTTTCGTGATCCGAACCGGCAAAGCATCCAGATCCCGGCCGACAAGAAACTGCGTGCTCAGCTCACAGCGAGGCTCTACGAGATGACGGATCGCGGGCAAATCAAGATCGAGAGTAAGAAGAAAATGAAGGCTCGCGGGCTCAAGTCGCCGGATCGGGCGGACATGCTGATGTGCTTGTTTGCTACGCCGGCTCCGGCCGCCGTGAGCACGGGAGTACAGGGCTGATGACCCCGTCCTCCCGCGCCGAGCAAATCGTCAAGTCATCCGCCCGCCGTGCCGTCAATTCAGAGACCCGCGAGCGCCAGCGCAATGCCGAGCTTGCCCTGCTCTACCTCGAAGACTACGACGAGATGGTCCGCGATCTGGAGCAGTCATACAAGCACATGCACGCCAACCCGGAAAAGTGGACCAAGCGCCCGAAGGTCTGCTTCAAGATCGTTGAGCCGATTGTTGACGCGCTCTGCGGGCTCTATCGTGAGTGCCCGGCCTACACGTTCAAGGAAAAAGATAAGTCGTGGGCTGACGAGTTTGCGGCGTGGAAAGACGAGCACTGGTCAACCATGTCCGATGTCGATCGCTTCACACTGGTCTCCGGCGTGACGGCGTGCCGGCCGATGGTCGAGCAGGGACAGCCGCTCGAGATCGCGCTCTACACCGGCGACCAACTCGACTACGACCCGAAGCCGAGCAAGCCCGTGAAACTAGGGCGCCTGATCCTGTCTTTCCGCACGAGCCTCGAGGAGGACATGGGCCTGGTCGAGCAGCTCTGGTCAGACACCACCTACGAGCGCTTGGTCAACGCCGAGCCGAAATACTCCGCAGCCGAGCAGCTCGCCTACCCGGGCGGCGTCCACAAATACGGGCGCATCCCGTTCGTGCTTTTTCACAACGGCAAGCCGCGCTGGACGCTCATGGGCGAGCCAATCACCGACCTGGTCGCAATCAACCGCGCCGTGAATCGGCAGATGTCGGACCACCACTATCGGATGATTCTTTCCGGGTCAATTCTCTACACCAAGGGCGACCTGCTTGAAGACCAAATCAAAGTCGGCCCCGACGCGCACATCAAGCTCTCAAAGGACGGCGAGGCGGGATTCATCGAAGCCGATGCCCAGGTCGCTGCCCAGGTCGAGTCGATCAACCTCTACCTGCGCATGTTCCTGCTCTCGCGGCGAATCCCTGAAAGTGCGGTTGCGGCCACGCAGTCAGGCGACAGCGGAATCAAAATCGTTGCCGAGCAGGCCGCGCTGAACGACTATCGAAAAGACCGCGCGAGCCTCTTCGGCCCCTGGGAACGCGAGCTGATCCGCATGGAACTGTTCGTCAACGCGATCCATTCCGGCAAGCGCGTGCGATGGGAAGACGTGCCGGCGCCGAGCATTGCTTACCAGCTCCCGCAAGAGCCCATGAGCCTGGAGCAGCGCACCGACTGGGATCGAGCGATTCGGATCGGGCTCGCGACTGCGGTTGACGAAATGATCGCGCGCAACCCCTCGATGGACCGGCCGGCAGCGCTGAAAAAGGTCGAGGATAACATCGCCGAGACGATGCGGCTGCAGGGGCTGCGTCCGATGCCGGCGTTTAAGCCCGGGCAGAAGAAAACCCCGGAGCAGATCGCCGCCGAGGAGGCCGCCGCCAATGGCTGAGACCAATCACCTTGGCGTCAATGAGCCCGCGATCACCCGGGCCGTCGAACGCATGATTCTCGACGCCTCCGCCGAGATCGAGACGACCGTGCAGCGCTACCTGGCGCGAGGTGGGGAGTTCCCGCAGAAGATCCTGGCCGAGCTTTACCGGGCATTGCTCGACCTGGCCGAGGAATATGCCCTTGACCTGACCCAGAGCGTTTGGGGCCGCGAGATCATCGCCGCGGCGCGCAAGGGCGCCGGCTCCGTCGAGGGCGCCTCGTTCTCACTGTCGAAAGAACAGGTCGACGTGGCGCTCACCAACTCGAAGATCAAGATCAAGGGCATTCTCGACGCCGGCGTGGCCGAGGTGCACGACATCGTGGCCAGCGGGATCGTCCGCGGCGATTCGCTCCTCGAAATCAGCCACGAGGTGCAGCAGCGCGTGTCCGTCGAGGGCGTAATCAACCGGGTGCGCGCTGACACGATCGCGCGCAACGAGGTTTTTTCCGTCTACCGCCAATCGAGCAAGGCGGCGGGTGACGCCGAAGGGATCGCGCTGTACCAGATGCGCGGGCCGGTGGACAGCAGGACGTCGCAGATTTGCCTTGACCATGTGGGCGAGGTGCACACGGAGGCGGAGTGGTTGGCAATCAGCAGCCACACGTTTGACTATGGCCTGCACCATTCCTGACGCCATTCCTTCGACCCCGTGCGGGACGAACGAGCGCCATCGGTCGAGCGCTACCACAAGCTCGCGGAGAAGCAAGTGAAGGCGGCAGCATGATGAGCACCACGCGCACGGGCGGAGGCCCACGCTTACGCAATAGCGCCACGGCGGAGGCCCGGCGCACGGCAACACGACGGCCGGTGGAGTCCGGTCACGAAACCCCGGTGGAGTCCGGGAAGGAGCAAGGCAAGTGAAGATCAAAGACGAAGCGGCAGTGAAGGCGAAAGCGGACGCGATCAAGGCAGGCAAGACCGAGGCGGAGGCCGAAGTCGCTGGCAAGATCGCTGGCCTCGAGGCGGAGAGCGCATTCCTCAACGGCGAGGTGCAGGCCGGCATTGCCGAACGCACGACGCTCAAGGCGGCGCTTAAGGATGCCGAGCCCTTCATCGCCCGGGGCAAGAAGGCGACCGACGACGAGAAGGACGCCGGGACCAAGCTCGCGGAGATGCAAGGCGAGATCGCCAAGCGTGACGCTGCGCTGCTGTCAGAGCGCCGTGACTCGCGCCTGCGTGGCGCTCTGGCGAAGGCCGGGGTGCGCGCCGATCGCATGGATGCTGCCGTGAAGCTCGTGGATTCCGGATCGCTGACCTACGACGAGAAGGCCGGGACGTTCTCCGGACTCGACGAGGCGGCCGGCGGGATCGTGAAGAGCTACCCCGAGTTCGTCGGGGACCAGAGGACCGGTTCGCCGGGGAACGACCAGGCGGGGCGGGGCGGCAAGAACACAATGAAGCGCGATGATTTCATGTCGCTTTCGGCGCCGCAAAAAATGGAGTTCGTGCAGGCCGGCGGGAAGTGCATCGACTGACCGCGTAGGCCAAAACAACAATCATCCCCTGTCGGGTGCCGACTCACTGAGCCGGTAGCCGAGAGGGGAAAGGAGAACGACAGTGGCAAATGTACTGACCAACCTGATTCCCGACGCCTACGCCGCCTTGATCGCGGTGTCCCGCGAACTGGTCGGATTCATCCCCTCGGTGCTGCGACACCCGACCACCGACCGCGTGGCGGAAAACCAATCTGTTCGCGTCCCCTCAGTCCCGGCGAACACCGCGGGCTTTAACTTTGTGCCGCAGATGGGCGCGATGACGGCGGCAACGCAGACGATCTCCACCGTCGCCGTCACGATCACGAAGACAAAAGCCTATCCGTTTTCGTGGACGGGCGAGGAGCAGAAGTCTGTTGACCTCGGGCCGGGCTTCCTCACGCTCAAGCAACAGCAGATCGCTCAGGCGTTCCGCGCGTGCGTGAACGAGATCGAAACCGACCTTGCGACAGCGACGTACCAGGGCGCGAGCCGGGCTATTGGCAGCGCGGCCACCACGCCCTTCGGGACTGCCGGGGACTTCTCCGACGCCGCGAACGTGCGCAAGATCCTTGTCGACAACGGCGCGAACATGAACGACGCGTCCCTGGTGATCGACACCACGGCGGGCGCGAAACTGCGCGGCTATCAGTCGCAGGCGCACATGGTCGGGAGCACCGATCCGCTGCGTCAGGGCGTGCTGCTCGACATGCACGGCATGAAGATCCGCGAGTCGGCGCAGGTCATCAATCACACCGCAGGCACGGCCAACGCCACGGCGGCAATCAACAGTGCCGGGTACGCCGTCGGCGCCACCACGCTGACAATCGGCCTGCCGGCGGGCACCGGCACCATCGTCACGGGCGACATCATCACGCACGCCCGCGACACGCGAAAATATGTGGTGTCCAGCGCCGACACCGACATCAGCAACGGCGGCGTCTACGTGCTCAACGGCTCGGGCATTCGGCAGGCGATCACCACGGCATCGAGCATCGTCACCACGACCGCGAGCTACACGGCGAACTGTGCCTTCAGCCGTGACGCCGTTGTCCTCGCGACGCGGCTCCCGGCGATGCCCGACCAGGGAGACATCGCCATCGACAGCTTTGTGATGACGGACCCGATGTCCGGGATCAGCTTCGACATCCGCGCTTATGCCGGAGTCGGGATGATCACCTACTTGGTCATCGCGAGCTGGGGCGTGAAGGTCATCAAGTCCGACAGCATTGCGGTGCTGATCGGATAAGGACACAAACCAATGGGGCGCGGCGGTCGTCGGAAGCATCGGACGGCTGCCGCGCGTCCCAACGTCAAGGGAGAGTTGATGGCACAGGAGCAGGAGAAAAAAGTGGTGCCAAGGGTGGCGGTAATCATGGATTGGCCGTATCAGAACGTGCCGGGAATCTACATGATGTCGCTGCTCCAGGCGATTCATAACGAGGAAGAAGTCTTCATCGTCCAGAGCAAGGGCCCACACTCCGACCTATGCTTCAACGCCTCCGTGAAGTACGCGCTCGAACAGGGCGCGACGGAGATCCTCTCCGTGTCCTGCGACCAGGCCGTCCCGCTTGACATTCTGGAGCGCTCGCGGGCGCACGGTGTCGATATTGTGGGGGCGCTGTACGCCACGCGGCAGCCCGGGCACGATTGGATTATCTACCAGCGCTCGATGGACGGGGAGTTCGTCAAAGACACTCCGCGCAAGCCGCTGCAACGGGTCGCCGCAACAGGCGCCGGGTGCTTCTGGGCGCGGGCCGACGTGTTCAGAAAGATCCAGCCGCCGTGGTTCTGGACCGAGACCGACCCTACCGGCTGCCAGGTGATGGTGAGCAATGACTTTTATTTCTTCCACAAGTGCGCGGCAGCCGGGATTCAGGTGCATACCGACATCGGCATGGTCTCAGGACATCAATTCGAGATCGAACTAAACGCGCAGTCTCTCCAGCGCTCGCTCCCGCCGCGGCTGGAAGTCACCGAGATCAAGAAACTGCGAAAGGAAAGGGAAGATGGCGCGCGGATGGAATCGTAAAGACCTGGCGCCCGGGCCGGTCGTTGACCGTGCTGACGCGCTGCCTCCTCCGTCTCCGGCGCTGCCCGACATGGTCAAACTCCGTCGCCCTGCGCACCTGGCTAACGGTGGCCCCACCGAGGCCGAGTGCCACCGCGAGCACCTTTTGTCGTGGCGGCGCAACGGATTTGTGGAGGTGGAGTGATGGCAGCCCCGACCGTCTACAGCACCGACGCCGACCTGGTCCCCATCTACGTCTCCGACGCAGCCATCCTGCGCGACTCGCTCGAGCCGCTGCACCTCGAGGCGTTTGCGCAGATCAATCGCGATCTGATCGACGCCGGCCGGGATACCGATAATCTTGCGATCCTGACCCCGGCGAGCCTGATCGCGCTGGTCAAGCCGTCGTGCTGCTACGTGATGCACCTGCTCTACCGCGAGAAGTCCAACAGCGAGCGCGGCACCGAGTCGCTCGACAAGGCGAAATACTGGGAGTCCAAGTACCAGACGGCTTTCGCGGCGGCGCGCGTCGAGACGATCGACGAAGCGGACGGCGATGAGCCCGAATCACACAGCGGCTACGTGGTGCTCGGCTGATGCTTGATTTCAACATCGAATTCAAGGGCAAAGGGCTGGTGCTGCGCCAGCTCGAAAAGCTCAAGGATGGCCTGGAGCGACGCAAGGTTCTGGGCGCCATCGCTGAGGAGGCATGGTCGCTGATCAAGACGCGCACGCTCGCGGGCGACGACGAGAATGACCGGGCGTTGATCCCTAGCCGGCGCGTGAAGCTCCACGGCGGGCAGACGTTGAACGACCAGGGACACATGCTTGGGGCGTTGAAGGTGCTGTCACTCAGTAGCGACCGCGCGGTGATCGGGTTCGGCAGCGCGCTCGAAAACAAGAAGGCGTGGTGGGCGCAGGACGGGACGAAGACCAAGAAGGGCGGCGTGAAGTCGCCCAAGCGCCCATTCTTCGGTGTCTCCCCCAAGGACGCCCGTGAGCTCACGACCTACGCCAATCGCCTGCTCGCCGAGGCCCTGGCGGCCGCAGAGGCCACACGATGAGCACCCCGCGCGACTTCCTCGACGTGCAGCAGCTCGTGATCGACAAGCTTGCCGCCGACGTCACCGCCGCGAAATCGGTCCGGGCCTACGCCGGACAACTCGACGATATAATCGAGGGCCGCTTGGTCAAGGGATTCCCGCTACTCGCTGTGCTTTTCGCGGGCGACGATCCCGAGCAGCTCGACGGGCCGAACTATCACGTCCCGATGGATTTCACGGTGCTTGTCGTCGCTCACACGCTGCGGGACACGGACGACACCCGGATCGGCGCCGGCGAGACCGTGCGTGCCGTCAGGACCAGTCTCGTCAACGCGCGACTCGCGCCGAACCTGGAGTGCGTCATCCCCGGCCGCGTCGATCTGCTCTACAGTTCGCCGACAGTCACGGCGTACCAGGTCGCGTTTTCGGTTTCCATGGATCAAGAATTTTCGTGGCCAGAGTGACACCGAGATGAGCAAACACATGCTGATCTGCAACCTGATCGTGCCGAACGCCACCGCGCGAGCGACCGGCAAGACGCAGATCGGCAACTACCTCGCGACGATCGGCGACAAGTGGACAGCGAGCGCCGCGCCATTGGTGTCCGATTTGATCGACGCGACGAATGCGTCCTTTCCCGTGATCGGAGTCAGCGTGCGCGTCTGGGTTGTGAGCCTCGCCTCAAAGGACGCGATCGAGGCCAAGGTACGAGAGTTCGTCGCGAACAACAATCAGTACATCGGCGCCGGCAGCCAGATTAAGCACCACATCTGCACTCACGACAGCGCGAGCCCGCAGCCATGCGTCGAGACCGTCCTCTGGAGCAAGTGATATGGCGGCAATCGGAGCATTCACCTACCGGCGCAAGCTGACCATCAGCACGACCGCCGCCGGGATCGGGTCGGATCTGACGGACTTCCCGTTGCTCGTTGTCGTGGATTCATCGTCCTGGACCACCGCCGGGAACCGCACCGCATTTTTCGACGCATCCAACACGAACGGGAAGCGGGTGCAGTTCTTCGCCGCGGACCAAACGACGAACCTCAAGTACGAGGTGAGCAAGTACGATTCCGGCAACCAGATCGCGCATTACTGGGTGAAGGCCCCGACGCTCGGTGCCAGCACGACAATCGACTTCTATGTGGCCTACGGAAACGACCCGAACAGCGCGGACCAGGACGACGCCGCCAACGTGTGGGACGCCTATTTTTGGGGCGTGTACCACATGGGCGATAACCAATGGGGTAGTTCTCCCGAGGGGAAAGACTCGACCTCCAATGCTCGGCACACGACAAACTACGGATCGACCGACGCGGCTGGCCAGGTCGGGCAGGGCAGGTCGTTCGACGCGATAAACGATTACTGCGAGGTTTCATCTTCTGGCCTTCCCTTGGGTAGTGACAACAGAACGGTGTCGCTGTGGCTCAAACAAATCACCGACCCGGGGTCGAACACATGGTTCATGGCCTATGGCGACGGATCCGGAACGCACCTGTGGGCCATGGGGATCAACGCCAATTTCACACCATTCTTCTCACAATACGGCGGTGGGTATTCTGGAGCCAACACAGTCTCGAATACCGCGTTCACTTACCTCGCGTTGCGCAACAGCGGCAATACCCTTTATTGGAGGGCGGGCCTGACCGATTCTAATTCCACAAGCCTGACGCTTGCCACATCACGGAACACGGACACCACGCTCACGTTCGGCAAGATCAACTACGCCGCCGCGTACAACAACAGCATTCTCGACGAAATCAGATTGCATACCATCGCGCGCCCTGTTGATTGGTTGCGCGCCGAATACTACTCGATGTTCAAGACCGCATGGCAGGGCGACGGGTGGCTGTCGTGGTCTGCTCAAGAGGGTGGCGGATCTGCTGGAATACTTCGCCAGATGATGGCGCACGGGGGATAACGGGAATGCTCAGCTACACGAGGAAGACAGACTCGACAGACGTTTCCGTTATCATCCGCATCATCGACGCGACGGACGGGACGCCGGAAACCGGGGTCGTCTACAACACGAGCGGGATTGACTTGCAGTATCGCCGCGAAGGGGCGACCTCAGCGGCGATCACCGAGGCCACGCTCGCAACGCTCGACGCGGCTCATTCGGACGGCGGCCTCCTGCACGTCGGCAACGGGTATTACCGCCTCGACCTGCCTGACGCGGCGTGCGCGGCGGGGGCGGCAGGGGTGCTTGTTCACGGCACCGTGACCGGCATGGTGGTCCTTGGGTGCTATGTTCAGCTTGTGGCATACGATCCCTCCAGCGCCGCAAACCTCGGGCTGAGTTCGCTCGCGCATCTTGACAGCGCCCTCGAACTCAACGACGGGCTGTACCGCCTCACCGTCGCCGCCCTGGCCAACGCAGCGACCGCAACGATTGATATTCCGACGCTCGTTGCCGGGATGGTCGCGGGCGGGATTGCTTCGATTGCCAACGTCAGAGATGCTTTGATGTATGTTGATAAAGACCTCTTATGCCTGCGTGCCTGGTCGGTGAACGACACGATCACGGCAACGTGGACCGGGGCGGTTGTTCCGGCAGGATCAGAGATCAGAATAAAGAAAACCAACCGCAAGGTTATTCTTTTGCCAGACCTCGATATTGGATTCGACTGGCCTTTTGATCTTTGTTCGTTGGTCAGTGACGGGGCTGGCGGTTTCACGGTTGTCCATAATCGAGATTTTGAATCCTACTATGGAGTCGGCGCTGAAGCACCGTGGGATATCGACAACCCGATACTGCATAGGGAGGATAAATTTGGATTCTGTAATCACACCGGCATCGCTGGTGTACTGACGGTCACTAACGTCACGCTGGGCGTGACGTTCCCGTTTACCGTCCCGACTAATAGCAGGTGCTTCGTGCTGGATCGTTTCGGGACACGCTACGATCACGGCATGGCCGTCGAACCGGACGTAATTGCGGCGATTGGTACGGGGACAGGCGGGGGGCAGTACGGCGTGACGATGGGCCTGACCTATCCGCTCGTGCGTCGCGACGGCGTGATCAACATCCCGCGCGGCGACGTCTTCCTGCTCACCGGCACGCTCAACGCCGCCTTCTCGCTCGCCGGGAAAGACGTGTGGCTGCACGTCGCCAAGAAGAAAGGCGCAACACCGATCATTCACGAGAATGTTACAATCACCAGCGTCGGCAACCGCACCTGGTCATTCACGACCACCACGACCCACACGGCAATTGCGGGCCAGTACAAGTACGAGCTGCGGCTTCATGACACGGGCACTGAGGACAACCCACAAACCGCCGAAAGCGGCGTGATGAACATAATCGACGGACTCGAAGAGTAACCATAAACCGCCGTTGTCCTGTGCCGACTCGGGAGAGCCGGTAGAGGAGAGCGGCAGAAGGAGCGCAAAGCCATGGCAGCGACCGGCAGTGAAATCAAGTTTGCAGCGAAGAAGGCGGCAGCCTGGGCAACCCCGGTCGCAGTCGGCGCGAACAACGGGTTCCTGATCCGCCCCAGCACCTTCAAGCGGGCGCGCTCCACGAGCGTCGATGACTCGCTCGGGCTCGGATGGCCGGCCGACATTGATCTTGGGGAAATCAAGGTCGACGGCAATATCGTCGGCTACATGCGCTTCGACTCGCTCGATCTCATGATCGCGATGGCGATGGGCACGCATTCGCTGGTGATGACCGTCCCGGGCGTGGCGTCGCAGACAGCCACCAGCGGCAGCACGACCACGCTCGTCGGCGCCGCGGGTATGGGTACCACGCAGTATGTCGGCAAGTACGTCACCGTGACCGCTGGCGTGGCCCTCAATATTGGCGTGACGCGCAAGATCATCAGCCACACCGACACCACACTGACCTTCGCGGCGATGCCCGCGGCGAATACCAACGTCTCGGTCTTCACTGTCTCCGGCGCGGCCACGACGCACACCTACACCCTCGCCGACAACACCGATGGCCAGTTCATCACGATGGCTGCGAAGATGGGCAGTATCAGCGTCGATGAACTCACGACGGCCAAGGTGTCCGGCTTCACCCTCAAGGGCGGCACCGGCAAGCCGATCGACGTGGAGTTCAAGATCGTCGCGCACGACCGAAAATCCGATAGCGCGACGAACACCACGGTCACGATCCTCAACGTCACGTTCCCCGAGACCGCGAACCGGCTGCTCTTCAACATGCTCAAGTTCCGGCAGAACACGGCCAGCGGAGCGGCGCTCCAGGACTCGGACCGGATCTACCCGACGTCGTTCGAGTTCTCGTTTCAGCGCAAGATGGCGGGTGTCTATGGCGTCGGTGGCAGTTTTGACAACATCGACGAGCCGACCAACGACGGTGCGCCCGAGGTGGGCCTCAAGTACGAGCTGCCCCGCTACGACGCGGCCAGCCTGGCACTGATCAACGCGGCCAACGCGAGTACGTCACAGAAGATCGACCTGACGTTCACCGGCGCGCTGCTCTCGGGCAGCACCTACCGCCGGATGCTCCTCGAGATCCCGAACGCGAAGTTCCGTGACATCGAGGCGCCGATGAAGGACGGCATCCTAAGCGTTCCTGCCGACATGCTCTGCCTCTCGGCTGGCGCGGCACCTTCCGGCATGACGAACCTCACCGCCCCGTTCCGGCTCACCCTGGCCAACTCCTTCGGCGGCGACGTGCTCCAGGAGGCGATCTAAACCATGGAACTCGGGAAATTCACCTCCGACGACTTCGAGGTCGAAGTGGTCTATGGCGCTCCGGAAGATGCCGCCTTCGTCACGCTGCGCTACGTGCCGATCGAAAAGGCGCGCGAGCTGTACCGCAAGGCGACGAAGCTCGACTACAACCCGAGCACCCACCAGCCGGCCAGCAAGACCGACGAGGACAAGTTCGCCCGGCTCTGGGGCGAGTGGGCCGTCGTCAGCTGGCGCGGGTTCGAGATGGACGGCCAGGAGTACCCCTTCACGCCGGAGCACCGGGACGCGCTCATGTCCGGCCACCGCAAGTTCAAGGCGTTCGTGATGCAGATGGCCGACGACATCCAGGCGCTCACCCAGGCCGAGCGGGAGAAGATCCGGGGAAACTGATTCGGCACGTGCGCGCCAGGATGCTGCACCCCGGCGTCCGGTGCGAGACGTGCCGCGAGATTGAGGAGGTGGACGGTGTTGCACCTGATTGTGCTGCCGGTGAGTGCCTGGTTCCGCCGGCGCCGACGGAGACCGTGCGGGTGCTCGACACCTGGCATCTGCTCAACGAGCTGCGTGAGTTCGGCGGGGGTGGCGTGATCATGGCACAGGCGGGGCTGTCGGCGTTTGAGGTCGGGCTGCTGGCCACGATCGAGCGCGCGGTGAAGGATGCGGCCAAGGCGGCTCCGGCTCCGGCGCCGGCGGAGGGCGGGTAGATGTCGGCGAAGATGGAGATTGAAATCAGCGGGAGCGGAAACGCTGCGGTGGTCATCGACAATATCGAGACCAAGATCGGCGGCCTCGGCGACAAAATCAAGTCTTCCGTATCGAGCATGGCCGCAAACTTCGCCAGCATTCACTTCGTCATCACCGACGCGATGCAACTCATGGGCAAGGCGTTCGAGGCAATCGAGCGCTATGCAGGATATGCCGAGGTCAAGGAACAGCTCAACTTGATGGCCGGGCAGTTCGGGACGACCGGCGACGCCATCGTCCGGAACATGAAGCAAGTGACCGAGGGGCAGTTTTCGATTGAGCAGGCGACGAAATCGGCGGCAACGGCGCTCAAGAACTCGCTGGCTCCCGAGCAGATTATCGGGTTATCAATGGCCGCCGAGAAGTTCAACGACATCGCCGGAGTGTCGGTCCCCGAAGCGTTTGACCGGCTCGCGGACGCGGTACAAAAAGGCAGCGCGAAAGCAGCGGTCTCGATCGTCGGCAAGGAAGGGCTCGGCGATGCGATGAAGCAACTCGCCAAGGGCGCCGACGATGCCGGGAAGTCCGGGGCTATCTATGAGGCGATCATGGCCAAGACCGCGACGCAGATGAAGATCACGGCCGGGGCGTCTCAGTCCCTCGGGGACAATATCGACCGGCTCAAGGCGTCGTGGTCCGACCTGACCCTGAAAATATCCGGCATTGCAGTGACGGCGCTCTATGGCGTGATGGGGATCTTCTACGGGGCGGCGGCGGCGGCGACGCGGCTGGCCGCTGGCGTCATGGGTGCGGTTGCCTCGTTCAAGATACTGAGCCTCGATTTCAAGGCCGCCGAAGAAGCAAAGCAGACCATGAAGGATTTGTGGGGCAGCGCTGGCGAGCTGTCTGCGCAGGCCGATGCGTACATGAAGCTCGCGGGCGCGGTCCAGACGGCAGACAAGCAAACAAAGGCCCTCGCTGTCTCGCAAGAGAAGATCACCGCCCCCGACAGCGCGAGCGCTCCTGGCGGGAAAAAGGGCAGCATCGCCAGCCTCATTGAAAACAAGACCATTAAGGTCTCTCTCGATATCGACGACGCTGTCGCAAAGGTCAAAGGATTCGACACGCTGGCCACCAAGGCGTTCGACAGCTTTGAGCAAAAACGCACCCTCTCAATCGAAACCTCAACCGCCCTCAACAACCTCAACGAAGTCCTGCGCGCCATGAAAGAGATCGAATTCAAGCTCCGTGAAACCGGCAGCATCTTCGGCGTGTCCAACACCCCGGGCGGCGCGCTCTCCTCGATGCAGGACAACGCACAGGAGCAGGCCACGCGGAACATGAAGGTCGAGTACGGTGACGCCCGCGCCCCACGTGCCCAAAACGTCACGATCAACGTCACCACGACCGGCAAGACCGCGAAGGATATCGACGCCGAACTCGCGCAACTCTGGAGCCGCAAGAGCAGCAAGCTGCGGCAGGCGGTGGTGGCAGCATGAGCCTGATACGCCTCGCCACCGCGAACCTGCTGGAGGCCGCCTCCTCCGTCACCGACACCGGCACCCCGACCACGGGCTACCCGATCACGCGCCTGTACGACCGCAACGTCGCGCGGGAGTACCGGATCACTGAGGACGTCGCCCGCGAGACCATCGCCACCGGCGGGGTCAGCGCAATCAGCATCAACGCGCTGATCATCGCGGCCGGCCACAACGTCGGCGGGCTGGCCTACACGCTGGAGAAGAGCGCGAACGGGTCATCGTGGACCACGGTGAGCACCGGCACCCTCCCGGAGGGGGCTGGGATCATCGTCGTTGAGTTCGCAGCCACCACGGGGGCGTACTGGCGCCTGACCCTGCCGACAAACCAGGACGTCGCGATGACCGAGTTGCTCCTGACAGAAATCTATACCGTCGAGCGCAACCCGGCCCGGCCCGGCGGCGCCCTGGAGACAAGACTAAACGTCAGCACCGAGGAGACCGGCGCAGGGTCCGCGAAGTACATCGAGCACGGCCCGGCCCGGCGCCGCCGCTCCTACGAATGGCAGGGCCCGGCGACGATCTCCGCGACGATGGCGACAGAGATGAAGACGCGGCTCGATGCCTTGGGTGGCACGAAGCCTTTCTTCCTCTGCGACCACGCTGGGGTTTGGATCTGGGGAAATATCGAGGAGCCTGTCGCGCCGATGGAAGTGGCAGCGGGGCGCTTCACGATGTCTATGAACTTCATTGAAGTGCTTTAGAGCGGGGGGGATAGAAAATGGCCATCACTCACAGCGCAGTCGCAACCGCAGCCGACGACCCGACCGCCGAAATCAACAAAGGCGAGTGGAATGCCGCGCACACCATAGAGACGCAGACCATTCTCAATACGCACGTCGCGAACGCGGCCGCGATTGCTGAAAGCAAGCTGGCGCTGGCCTATCCGACGCACCAAGCGCTACACGTTGCGTCACACGCAAACGGCAACGCAGACGCGCTGACACCGGGAATACTCGCTGCGATACATCACGCTGCCTCAGCGAAATCCGCCCTCGTGGACGCCGACGAAGTTTCAGGACAAGACAGCGCGGCCTCATTCGGCATGATCCGCTCGACCTGGACGAACGTCAAGGCGTTCTTGAAGACCTACTTCGACACGCTCTATGCGGAGAAAACCCACGCCGCGGCGCACGTCACCGGCGGCGCCGACATCATCGCATCGGCGTCCACCACTACGGTCGGCCTGGCTCCGCTCGCCACGGCGCCGGCGGCGAACGTGCTGAATGTCCTGGCGATCGCCAACGGCGAGACGGTACGCACGGACAAGGCGCTCTTCGACGCCACGAACCCGATTATGGACGGATCAGCAGCCCCTGGTACATCGCTCCTCGCTGCGCACCGGGACCACGTTCACGCCTCCGACACGAGTCGGGCGCCACTCGACTCTCCGTCGTTCACTACCCAGGCCACGGTTTTGAAGTTGATCGCCACGCCCGCCACGGTCACCTGCACGCACACCGGTACCGCGATCCCGATCACGAACGCCACCGTCGAGGTCACAACGGACGGCGACAGCGACGAGGACAACGGCACGCTGGCCAACGGGACCGCCGGGCAGATCCTCACGGTCTACGTGAAGGCGCAGGGAAACGCCGCCGACTCGTTCAAGATCACCCCCGCGGCAGCCTTTACGGACGGGCGCACCTCCTACCAGTTCGGACCGAATCCCCTGGGGCGCGGCGTCACTCTGGTCTACACCTCCGCCGGCTGGTGCATCGTCGGCCAGTACGACCGGCGCACCTCGCAGGTCTACGCAGCCTTGGCGAACGACACGCTCGCGCAGAACTACGCGGTGAACAGCGTCACGAAGCTCACGGTCACGGCCGCCCGCTCGATCACGACTACGGTCCCGCCAGCCGGATGCGACGCGACACTGTTGGTCCTCACGAGCGGGACATCGGCCTACGTGATCACATTCAGCACGGGATTCAAATCGACCGGAACGCTCTCCACAGGTACCGTGAGCGCTCAGGTGTTCGCCGTGCACTTCACGTCTGACGGTACGAACCTCTACGAGACTGGCCGCACGGCGGCGATGGCGGCATAGCCCGCGATGCTTTTCAACCCGCTTGTCTTTGGCACCCCCGCCTTCAACACGAAGGCCTGCCCGATCATTTGGCCGGTATCGGCGGCCCGGGCGCTCGACCGCTCCGCCGCAGTGCCACTTGTCACTATGACGCTCATGGATAATACGGTCCTGCGCTTGTCGGATCGCGTGATCACGGTGGACGGCGTGGACTATGAGCCGCTGATCGCCGAGCACGATCTTGTCGAGGAGAACGTCTCGCGGCGGGACTCGATGGCGCTGTCGGCTGACTTCTCGCTGAAACTGCTGAATTCCGGGGCGCGAATTGATCCAGAAGGCGGAGTTATCGTTGAGATCTTCGAGGCAAAAAATCCATACGCCTCCAGTGGGTCGTACCTCGACGAATTGTCTCTGTGGTCGCTGGTTCCGGTCGATGGGCGCGGGCAAGTGTTCAGCGTCATCGACGGCAGGACGTTCCACATGGAGATATACAACGCCACGGTCACGGCCAACGAGCTTGTCGGCGAGCACTTCGAGATCTACGACGACTACTTCCTTATCGAGAGCAACACAGCATCAGAGGTCGGAACCGGCCACTTCGATCTTACAATAGCGGCGGGGGAATACTATACCGGCGCGGGCACGGCAGAATGTTCAGTTGGCACCCGGCGAGTCTGGACTGCAAATTGTCTTGTCGGCAAGACGATGGAGGTTACACAGGCGTTTTCGTACCCGACG